GTCGCGCTTCGCTTGGCGGATGTCGCGTTCGGTCTCGCGCAGGGCGGCTTCGGCCTCGTTCAACTCGTCGGTGTCGGGCCGCTCGAACCTTGTGGTGTCAGCGCCGGGAATGTAGGCGTTCAACGTGCCGCGACAGTTCGGGTGTTGCCATCCCGCGCGACGGGCGTCTTCGAGAGTGCCCTTAGGCCGTACCGTGATCGGCCGGCCCGTGATCAGGTTCGTCGTCGACCGTGGGGAGGCGTCGCCGTCGAGCGCGACAACCTTCCCCGCCCACGGCGCGCACCGGTCACACGCTGACGACAACTCCTGAATCAGCCCATACGTGAACCCGGACTGCTGGAGTTGGGTTTTGCGGCCCTCCGTCAACGCACGCTGCGCCCCGGTACGGGTCACCATCTCCACGTAGGAACCGGCCCGCCAGGTACGTCCTGACACGTCGGTGAACGCGGGGATGCCCCACCGGTACCAATCCCTGAGCATCTCCCGTTGGAACTGGATCGTGTGCTGCTGCCCGGTCAGCTTCCGTGTGATGAGGACGGATTGCATCTTCTGGTGGATGTCCTGCGGGAACCGCAAGACCCGGTTGGTGACATCGTCCATGCGTGACGCGAGGTCGACCGCGACCGCCGTTTGCGCATACAGCCCGGCCTGGCCGAGCGGCACGCCCGCGGGGGTGTTGGGGAGGACGCTCGCGAGGACATCACGGATGCCTGCTGCGCCCTCCTCGACCGCTGTCTGTGCGACCCATTCCGCGAGGATGGGGCGCGCCTCGACCAACCGTGCGACCTCTGCCGCCGTGACCGTCCTGAGCTGGTTGATCAATCGGAGGCGGGCAACGTCGTCATCCCACACCGTCATGTCTCGTTCGAGTCGCCAGGCGAGGACTTCGAGGAGGTAGGTTTCGGTGTCGGCGTAGAGCGTCGCCATGTATGTGGCCAGCTCGTCAATCGTCTGCTGCCACATGGCCCACCCCTCAGAGGTTGGTCAGGTCAGGGCTCCCGACTTCGGTGAGGCCGTTCTCCTGCTTGATCCGCGCGACTTCGTCGTTCACGGTCTGGCTATCCCAGTCCGGGTGCACCATGCGCACCATCGTTTCGACGGACATGGCCTGTGCTGCGCGGAGCTGCGAGAGCGTGCCCGCGAGGCTGTCGAGGTCGAGTTGCGCTTCCTTCGGGAACCGAACGTCAGGCTCGGTCGTGAGCCGGGCACCGCCGAACACGAAGCTGTTCACGTCTGCGAGCGTCATGATCAGCTCGGCCAGCGCGGTGCGCCAAAACCCGATCTTCTTCGCCCGCGTCCGCACGGACATGCGTTCCTTGGCCTTGATGCCGGTCGCGGTCTCCAGTCCTTCTGCTGCGCCGAAGGTGGACTCAGCGAGCCCGGCGCGGCGAAGTATGAGCGCGGTGGTTTCAAGCATCGACTCGCGGTGCTCTTCGACACGGATCGCGAACTGTGTCGGCGTGATCAGCCCGCCCTTGTCCGACCCGGGTATTTCGAGGGTCGTGAACACTTCCCGATCCTCGTCAAACTCCGCACCACGACCGCCGCCGAGCGGCTCGACAAGCTGCTCATCCACAATCAGACGCGCACGGGCAAGGCGGATGTCGCGCATCCATGACCCGTAGATGCCGTCGAGTTGCGTGAACAGATGCTCCGCGCCCGCGAAGTCGGAGCGCCCGTATTCGCGGAGTTGGCCGGTGCGGAAGAGTCGGTTCGGTGCCTGGTTTTTCACGTAGATCGCGGTGAGCCGGTCAGTGCCCGTGTTGACCCCTGACCCGGCGTCGACGATGCGTGCGAGGTGCGCGACGGCCTCGACCTCTTCGAGCGGTACCCGCTGGCCCAGCTCGACTTGGCGGCCCTTATAGAGCGCGTATTCGATGCGGCCGGGAGTGTGCTCTTCCAACAGGCGGTAGGTGTCGCGGCGGGTTTCGTAGTCCGTCCAGAACGTGACCGAGGCGAGGCGACCGAACCGGAACACTGGCACCGCGCTAATCGGGTCGATGACCTGCGCCACCGGCCGGTCAGTCAACTGCGCATCCCACCCGACTCGCAGGTAGACGCCACCGAACGCGGACGCGACTTCTGCGCCTTCGAGGAGGGTGGCTTGCATGTGCGGCGTGTTGTAGACGTGATCCACAACTTCCTGCTGCGCTCTCCGTTCGGGGGTGTCGGTGTCGTCGCCCTTGCCCGGCACGCGGGCGGTGGGCTTGTCACCGAACAGGAGGTCGGCTGAGGCTTCGGTGATGTCCTGCGGGAGCGGCACGTGTACCGCGTGCGACGGGTAGTCGTCTTGTTCCGTCAGCTCGTCGGGGATGCCGCGCCAGAGGGTGCCGTGGTCGGCCATCTGCTCGAACCCGGGTTCGTATTCTTTAGGTGGCCATTCGCGGCGGCGACCATCGTCAGGTAGCAAGACGGTCTCCCTTCGGTAGAACAAGCCGCGACCACTTGTGGGTCGAGGTTTTGACGACGTAACGCAGGGCGTCACATGAGTGGTCGTTTTCCTTCACGGGCTTGTCTTCGCCCTTTTCGGTCGCTTTTGGATCCCACACGTATCCGGGGGCTTCACCGATCAGGCCGGTGCAGCGGTCGGCGACGAGTAGCTGTCGGTTTTTGAACAGCGACGAGACGAGCTTCAAACCTTCGGTGACGTTGTTGTCTGCCGGCCAGGTCGAGGCGCGGAGGCGTCGCATCTGTTCGCGGAAGTCGGCGGCTGCGGGGTCGGCGTAGATCAACTTCGGCAAGAGGCTCTTTTGCTGGGGTACGTGGCCACCTGCCCGCACCCACTTCGTGATCGCTTCGGCCTGCTCGACGTTTGTCATCCGCGCCGTGTCGGTCGCGCCGTCGTATCGCCATTCGTTGACGGCGATGAGTCGCCAGGCTTCGTCGAGGCGGACGAGGGCGAGGACGATGGCGGAGGTCGGGTTGGTCGAGCCTTGGTCGATGCCGACACCGATCAGCGCCTCAACCTTGGGGATATCGGCCCAGGGGATGACGTGGCCGCCCTCGGCGTAGGTGGCGGTGTCGAAGGTGTCGAAGATTGCGCCCTCGGCGGCAACCCACTCGCCGTCGATCATGCGCCGTTTGAAGACGCCTGAATAGGAACGCTTAATACGTTCGACATATTCGGGGTCGAGCGTGGGGTTGTCGTCGAGGGTGATCGTGTACCGGTGCAGGTCGAGCGCATCCGGTGAGTCGTTGCGGACGATGGAGCCGTCCTTGCGGAGCCACAGTTTGGCTTTGTCGAGCCAGTTCACCTTGAGCCAGTGGCGCGGGCCTTCGGGGTTGGCGGTGAGCCACAGCTTCGCGCCCGCCACGCTGAGGCGCGTGTAGAGCATGTTGAAAAAGCTCTCGGGGAGCACGCCTGCTTCGTCGACGTACGCGCCGGCGAGGGTGAGGCCCTGAACCTTCGTTCGGCTCGCTTCGTTATCTGCACCGAAGATGAG